TAAAAAGCGATTTTTCTGGATCATAGTTTGGATTTAATAAAGATTGCCCTATATCCATAAGACTACCAGATTCAGGTGTTTCCCCAAACACATTATCAAAACTAGCTTTACTTGCTAAATTAGAAGCTCCATCTAATAAATCATCATACCAATTAGCCATTAATAATTCCTTTTAGGCTTTGGTTTAGGTTTAGGTTTTGGCTTAGGTTTTGGTTTGCCATAATTATATCTCATAGTGTAAAGTTCCCTTCTGGCTCATTAACTGGTAAAAATAATCTTGTATTACCAGACATTCTAAGAATAGACTTAGCACCATCTTTAGCTTGTTTTTCAAATATTTTTAATTGATATTCTTGTAATTGGTTATCATAAGGCAAACCTTTTTGTTTTAAAAATCTCCATATAACACCTAATGTTATTATATCTTCATCTAATACTGTAGTATTACTATCACCTGTAAATTTTTCTGCATTAGCTTCACCATTACCTGTTGTATCTACCCAATATTTAGATATGTATTCAAAAACAATAGAATTACCTACAGTTGGAACTGGATTTATTAATAATAAACCTCCTCTAATTCTAAAATAATTTGTTATGCCACTTTGTACAGAACCTTTTAATGTTTGCCATTCTGAATTATTTAATGGTCCATAAAATTTTCTATCTGTAGTCCTATTCCACATAGTATTATTGCTAAATCTTTCAAAATCTGCTGCAATAGTAGTCATAGCTCCTTGACTTTCGGCTGCTATAGCTGTGTGGTTTTCTTCTTTTACTAATATTTCCCAATCATAACCAGATACTAAATTTTTACCTTCTCGATTGGCTGCGGCTAATAATTGTATAACTGTTGTGTCTGTTGATCCAACTACAGCATTAGGAGATGGTACTCCTACTTCATTTGCAGCATCTTGGCATATTGTTAATAATGTCATGAGCCCACCACTTGTAATGGTTTAATATTATGTTTTTCCATCATAAAAGCCTTTGCTTCTTTTCTATAATCTAGTGTGCCTTTACCTAATCCATGACACGCACCATCTGATAATTCAGATAACTGCTCTACAGAAGTAATACCTTCTAATTCTAACGCTTTTATTTTATTACTTGTCATGCATTCTAACACATTTAAATCTGTTTCTTTTTGTTTAATTTTTTTTGTATTTTTATAATATTCTGCCCATTGTATTGGAAAATCTTTCTTTAATTGATCCCCATTGTTTTTTACATCAAGAATTACTGTATTTGGGTCGCCTATTAATGAAATTTTAACTAAATCATTTTTGTTTTCATCTTTATAAAAAGTTGCTCTTAAATTAGATGTTGCTGACATTTCATTCTCCTTTTAAGTAGTAGGGGGAAATTAATCCCCCTACCTTAGTTAATTACCCAGGAAAGGCGCACGCTATAATTTTAGCTGATGCGTCTATTGCATAGGCACAAACAGGAGAAGTTGCTGCTGCTGTTACATCTAATGTACCATCAGTTGCACCTGTTGCTGTTAGTGGATCACCATCAGCACCTGCTGTTAAAGCAATAGTTAGTGTTGTTGTTCCGCCTATCTGAATCCAACAGTATTGTCCGTCTGTTGGAGCAGATTGCATAACACCAGCACCCATTTCATTTGAGTCCGATAAATCGCTAGTGCAAACATTTACTGCACCAGCAGATGCACCAGATGGTGCATAGTAATAAGCTACATAGCCACTTACTGCTGCAACACTTCCTGCACCTGTATCATATTGAACATATTTGTAAGTATTACCATCATCATTCATACCTTTTTGACCAAGATTATGTGTTGGAGTATCACTTACTTCGCTTATGTCCATTCCTATAATATAAGACATATTATTTAATCCTCTCTATTAGTTTTTAAGAACAACTTGTCTTGCACGATTAGAACAGGTCATATTTCCTGCCCAAACTACTGGCAACACCATTGCGTCTTGATTTACAGAAGCCTTTTCCCCTAAAGGAGTAAACTCTCTACCTTTAGCTGGGCGAAGGAATAGATAATCAGTNTTCAGCATATACATATGAGCTGNTGGACATTGATCATCATAATACACAGGTGCATTCATAAACATTAAGTTCATAAATCCTGCACTTGCGCTATCATCAGAAGTAAATCTTTGATTAGTTTGTAGAGAAGCCCAATAGAATTGGAAGTATGTGCTNTCTGCTACGATACAATCTGGTTTATCTGCACCTCTAATTGCTAATAACCAAGCGGAGTTCATGCCTGATTGTATATTAGTTGCTGATGCTACTGCACCACCTGCTGAAGAAGTTGTAAAATCATAAACTTGATTTTGCCAGAAATCATAAGTATTTGCATCAATACCACCAACTGTATTAGTTGGAGTATCAGCTACTAATAAACCTAAACCACCTAAATCTTTACCATTTGTTCCTGTTCCATTTGCATAGAGAGAAGTTGCCATAGTATTTTTAAGCGTTTTTTCAAGATTTCTTACTCTTGATTTTAGAAGGTTAAATACTTGCTCTTTACCAGAATTTTCTACTTGCTCTAGTCCAGATATAACTACATTACCTGCAAGCTGTTTATAATTAAATTCAGCTGCTGTAAATACGTTACTTGTTGAAGTATCTAATACTTCGTAACCACTATACCATTTAGCTGTACCATTTTGTGCATATTCTAGTTCTTGCACTATTGTACGACCACCTGCTACAATTTTGTTGCCTTTTTCACTTATTGATTTAAGTAAGGCGTTATTGTTGGTTATGTTATCTGCCATTGTCTTGCTGTAATTAGCAAGAGTGGTAGTAACAATCTCTGTAAATGTACTATTTGGAGATGCCATTATCTATTTCCTAATTAAAAATTATACCCTGCAATTTAACCATTAAACCCTGCTCCTTCAATACTTGTCATTAACAAACTATCCAAATCAGATGCTTTAACAGAACCTTTAGGCGGATTAGCAGAACCAGAAGGTTTTACTTTTCTAGCTTTTTCTACTGCTGCTTTCCTTTTGCTATCTTCTTGTTGCTTTACTGATAGTTTAGAACTTTTTATAGCTTCAGCGTAAAGGTCATCATCTAACCTTACAGCTTTACTATACGCTTCATCTAAACCTTTTGCTTCGCCAGCATCTATTAAATTACCCATTTTAACTCTTACTTTGTCAAAATGTGGGTGCATTAATTTGCCATCAGTATTAGTTTTCATAGAAAATTGCTCTACTGTTTGTTCTGTTTGTGCAACTGTGCTTTGTATATTCTGTTGTTTAAAATTATTGAGTTCTGACATAATTTGTTGGTTTTGTTGCAATAATTGGGCGTATTGTGGGTCTGGATCATTCCAAGACTCACTTTCTTCATTCATGGAAGACAAATCAATTCCGTAACCTTGTGCAAGTTGTCGAAGTGCCATTTTAGGATTAGTTCTCAAGGCATTGTCTGCATTAAGCAATCGAGATATATATTCTGCTTCTCCTATCCCTGTTGCATTAATAGTTTGACGTGCTGGTTGTAGAACTTTATCTAATGCTTCAATATTTTTGCGTTGTTCCGCTAATTCTTGTGTCTTTTTGGTGTAATCAGATGTCATTTCTTTATCACGCTTAATCATAAATTCTTGTGATTCTGCTGGTAAAGTGTCAAACACCTTTTTTACATCCTCTGTCCAATTTTTAGGAGCTTCTAGTTTGGATTCCGTAGAATTTACAGATGCTTCTATATTGTCAGGATTTCCTTCTGAACTTTCTGTTTCTGATTGATCCTCATCATGATCAGTAGCTAACTGATTCAAGTTTTCAGAGTCATCAACTTCCGTTTCAGGAGAAGTTTCTTGTTGTTCTGGTACTGTTAATGATTCCCTAGAAACTTGTTCAGCATCTTCTACTGGAGCTTCTTCTCTTTCATTAATAGAGTCTAATGTGTTACCGATTGAACTTTCTAAAACAGCATCAAGACTCATTGGAGCTTCTGCTGATTCCTGTACTTCAGGAGTGCTTACTTCTTCCATTTTATAGTTCCTTTCAAGAACTTATTGTTGCCAATTAGTAGGTTTAGCACTACTTGTGCGTGCTGTTCCTGCCCAATCGTTTCCTATTTGACGAACTTTATGTCGTCTTTCATGGTCTTTCAATCCAGACCTGCTACTTATAACAGATTTGTCTATAGGACTCACAAACTCTTGTATATCGGACATAACCTGTAAAGATTTACCACGTCTG